CCGTCCCGGCCTCCAGTTTCGCACTGGTCCGGGCTAAGCGTGTGATGGTCACAACCCTGTGGCCGAATCTTATAGGAAGAGACTCCAAGTCCTTGGGTGGTTTGTCTCCACTCCAAATCTCCAGAACTCAACCGTACGATCCACACCCCCAATCCCCGATGGTACTAGGTGCGACCGAGGTACAGTTAATCCCGATATCGCATTAGTCATGAGACCATAGGCCTTATGAGTCGAGCGTTTTAATGCTCGTGCGTACTGGTAACTAACTTGCTCCCGGAAGTATGAGGCATAGAATTTTCTTGCCTCCCTTTCGATCAGAGATCGCCAACGTTGTATCTTTATCTTGGGTGATTGTAAAGTCACCTGGGGTACATCGGGCAGGAACACTCCACATTGTGCTAGGGCTGCACCAAGGGCTTCGTAAGGACCTTTCAGGTTCTCTTGAAGATCCCGCAGCAATTTGGCTTTAAAAGCCATGTTGTCTAGATCTCTTGATCCATGACTGAGGAATGGAGAAATATTCTCTTTTTCAACAACTAACCAATCTTTCATTGGTTTGTCAAATCGAGGTTCTATAATAACTGGCAACTTGAAGTATTCTCCAAGTAGGCATAAAGCCTCCTCCCACATGTCCACGTCTGAAAAACTCTCTCGAGTTTTGTCATCTAGGTCAAGATCAAATGAAAGATCAATGAACTTGTCTAGGAGGAATTGAATCTCCTCTCGTGTTGCTTCGTTCGCGAAGTAAATGCACATGTGCACATAGTGTATGGCCACGGGCGCTGCCCATGAGCCAATAGGAGAAGCCAAACTTTTAAGGAAGGGAGCCGCGCGTTCAATGTCAAAGACAGGGTACTCGCGGGGTAACTTCCAAACTAGCCACTTCCCATCCTCACTCACTTTAGCCTTTATGCTAAGTGCCGGGTGAAATAATAACCCCCGGGCCACTATCCACTCGTGGACAGAGGCAGCAGGGTCGGCGTTTACGTCGACGCATGAGATGGGAACTTTTCCAAACATCAATGGATCATATTGCGCTACTCGGTGTTTCAGAGATGAAATTACCGTCACGCAAAGCTCTTTTAAAAAGACCTTTTTGAAGGTCGATAATCTGTGTGGTTCGGATCTAAGGTTTGCGATTTCTTTATCGCAATCCATGGGAAGGATACTAATCCAATCCATTAACTGATCCACTGTCAGACTCTTCAGCGTGTGAATACAGCTAAAGGGATTCTGCAGGATAAACTGCACAGTTCGACTGAATAAAGGTCTTCGAGCCGACCCTGTGAGTTCAGGAGCAAGGACGTCCCACTGCTGTGGAGTGGTGGCTTTTCTAAGAATTGCCACCCCAGGTTCTGTTTCCTTTGTGCCGAAACGGGCGAGGATGCGTTTTGCATACTCTAGCCGCGAGTTCCAAGTTAATGAACTCAGCTCCTCTTTCAATGAAATCGGACTGATGTCTCCATCAGGACTAAATCTTCGATTTGCAAACTCAAAACAGTTGTTAAGAGAATGCAGGGACTTTAAAAGTCCAATCGGGATTGCGAGTCGATCACAAGTTATCTGATATTCAGAAGCTACGAGATGATTGACAGAAATGTCTACATCATCTCCCAGAACCAGGTACGTCTTAAACCATGATGGTCTTCTAGGTTTACCTAGAGATCTCCAATGGGAGAATTGGACCAGAGCATGATGGACAAGAGCCATCGAACCCCAAGAAGATAGGGCTCCCATGGGTTGTCCTGTTCCATAGCGAACCATCCGCTCCATAGTATCCAAATTCGGAGGGAGGAATTCGCGATCAGTCAGTAACTTGGCCCATAACTCGGCACGTTGCCGAGCCTGCTCTATTTCCTCTCCAGGCCCTTTAAGGACCTGCGTCATAACCTCAATATAGAGGGCCATCGGAATTAAATCCGTGGCAGACTTGAGATCGAAAGACCAATGGGGTTTAAATCCCATTTTATAATAAGTCTCGACCGTCCCAGACTGATCAAAAGTAGCATCAGTTGAGATACCTCTAAGGATTCCAAAGAGGTGTTGATGAACCGGTCGTAGAGCAACTTGGGTCCAATAGTCACAAATTGCGACTACCCTGACTTTTCCGGCAGGCTCGTCGATTGCATGCAATCGACCGAGTACAACAGGATCCTCTCCGTCCATACGGGGAAGGTGTTCCACTGCTTTCCATGCCAGTTCGGCATGGTCTGGATCCGGCATGTTCGAAAATGGCGATCTTGTCGCCCACCAAATGGTGGCTGGGAGTATATCTTCTGGCTTGGCAGCTCCTACCGGGAGGACATTGTCTCCCCGGATGGAGGAAGGAACTTCACGTTCCTCCTTAGTCTGCACCCAATGATTGGGTCCATAGTGGTGTTCAGATTGGATATTATCAAGGAGTTGTAAAGCTCCTCGATCATTATTGAGTTTGAACCATTCTTTTGGGTAGTTCACTGGTGAACACGCCCAAGCATGAGCATCTTTAACGATGCCCATCATAGCCGGACCAGAGACATTGGCACCTGCCTTTGACATAAGCAGTCCGAGTCCCGTTTTATAACGGAACTCTAGGTTGTGACCGGTCTCCCTTCTAAGTAACCCCGGAAGGACATCTGCACAGAAGATTTTGAATTCTTCAAAGACTTCATTATTACTGAAATCAGGGTGTGGCTGCTCAATAGTAGCCACACTAGGCCCTTTATGAGGGGCATCCATCGCCCTATAAATATTTAGAAGCGATGCAAGGATGCGGATCCAAGTTAGATCCCCTGACCGGATACGATTACGTAATTCCGGCCCCCATGCAGACGGAAGACCATTGGTCAACCGCATAGGTGTCCCCAGAGCGAAGGTGTTTTTGAGAGGGTTTCCCGATACATAACTGTAAAGGGCAAATAATGCAACTTTAAGTTGCATCACAACGAACATCTGTCCGTTGTGTCTCAATAGATTACCAAGGTGGGTAGCATAATTATGGATCATATAGGGAACTCGCCCAGGCTTCTTTACCTCCGCGTAATGGCCCACGTAAGTGGACCATAGCAGCAGAGTCTGAACTATAGTTGAACTATTTTCAGAAACCATCTTATCACTTCTAGACAGCTTGGTGACTAGTAAATGGATTTTCGAACGAAGATTCACGAACGTTGACCAGGCGGTGACCGTTTCACGGTCAGTCCGACTTTTAAAGGAACCCCATTTAGGGGGGGAATTTTGAGTATGGTCAGAAGCAGAAGATGCAGAGGCAGGCTTTTTAGCTTGAGGGGGCTTAGTTCCAATTTGAACTATGGTAACAAAAGGGAGGTCAGTCGAGGCACACACCTTAGCTTGCGCTAGGTATTCCTTCTGAGATAGGTAAAGTAAACCAGATTGGTCCATAGGATTAACTATGACGAACGGTCTTTGTTTGACCAGTTCCCAATCAACCAAAATCCTCCATTGGATAATGGTTCTCTCAGTCGGCTCCATTGCCAAAATCTCTGATCGGGTCATTAAGACCCCATCATTGACTAGGTAACGAGCTTCCTCGAAAGCAATTATAGAGGAATGGAAGTGTCGCATCATAATCTGAAAAGAAAGTGATAGATTGCCCTACCCGGTTACCCGGAGGCCAGGTTGTGGGAAGGGTATGAATCCCCTAACACCAATTTATTATTTTGGTGTCCTGCATGTCTTCTGAATTAATCACTGCCGGGGGTTGGAACCCCAAACTGAGTTTAGTGGTTTTACCCTCACGGGTAAGTCGGAGTGAGTGAGGCCCTTTCTAAAGGGGCTTCCCACCAAGGCATAACACCCTAAGCTTAAGCATTCATGGATAAGTTCCAATCAAACTGCCATTAGCAGCTCCGCCAGCGGACTTGTGCTGACGATACTCTATCCGTAACCTACAAAGAGGTCTTCTAGATGCATTGCATGCCGCCTTTCGGCGGTTGGCATTCACGCCATTATTAGACATCTTGCCCCTCCACGGAGTGGGTAGGTTTCACGGACTCCTGAACGTCGGAGACTTAACTTCTTGAGAGGTTGAGTAACTTCCCTCTCTATGTTATACTCTTTATAAGAAGTTAACATAAACTCGTGTACAGAGCCCCCCTTATTGAGGGGGAACATGCATTCCACGCCTCATCCTTTAACGTCTCAAGGTGTAGACGGAACTTGGGGTACCACAGCCCCTTTTCTCCGGGGTGAAGGAGATGGTTGTCTATGGTACGCTGCTGGTTCAATAGCTAGCGGTGCCGGGCTTCGAATGCCCGGG